TATGAATTTTATGCTTCCTGGTATTGCGGCCACACAACAAGTTGTTGAAGATACTAAAACAACTGACGCAGAAAGAGTTCCAGTTGGCGAGTACAACAAAAAAGTTAATAGCGGCAATAAGCCAGACCCAACTAAAATTAAAAAAGCGCAACATCCACTAGCTGAAGCATTAAACACGCAAGGTCTTCTTAAAGACGACACTAGAGGAATTACAACATCAAGTGCTAGACGAGAAGTTCCTAGTATGGTATTTGGTATTAGCACCCCGGGCCCCCTTGATAAAGCAGGCCCGCAGGGAATGGTTGGCCCAGATGACGATCCATTAGTAATTCCTGTTAACAGACTTGGCGGCTCAACATTTGTAATGGATGACGGCGATGATAAATTTTTAAGAAAATCTCTTGCGTCAGACGGTCCACCTGATTATGCAAGGTTGGAAAATGGTGACCGAGATGGTGATGCAACAATCCCGCACAATGAGTTAGTGCGTATTCGAACTCGAACTGGTCATCAAATCTTATTACATAATAGCGAAGATTTAATCTACATCGGAAATGCTAAGGGCACAACTTGGATAGAATTAACTAGTAACGGCAAAATAGATATATTTGCTGAAGACAGTATCAGCATCCATACTAAGAATGATTTAAATTTTTCTGCTGACAGAGATGTTAATATTGAAGCTGGTCGAAACATAAATTTAAAAAGTGCAGAAAAATTTCATAGTGAAGGTAATGAGGTAGAATCTGTTTCAACAACTAGTACAAAAATTACTAGCGGAACAACTTCACATATCAATAGTCAAACTACACATTTAGAAACAGCGGGCAAAATTTATATGAATAGCTCGCAAAAAGCAGAAGCTGCAATAGCATTAAAAACATTTCCATTAACTGACGAAGCAGGAACGGCATTACAATCGATAATGCTGAGAGTTCCATCGCACGAACCCTGGCCGCATCATGAAAATTTAGATCCGCTATCTTACACGCCAGAAAAGACTGATATAGAAACAGCAACTTCACCCGCAGTACCAGAAGCGTGGAAATCATATTCGGCACTGAATGACACGTTTGACAAACTATTATCACCTGCCAATAATACCGGAGAATCAGCATGAGTTCAAATGCAAGACTATATGATAAAATTGTTTTAAGTCCTAATCAACGTAGGGATTTAATTTCGCCTAAAACTTATAAAGGGTTTAGTACAGTTAGCCAAGACACGGAGAACTTTGCCTTATATGATTTTCAGCTAATACAACAGGATTTATTAAATCACTTTCACGTCCGCCAGGGCGAGCGTTTGATGAATCCTAGTTTTGGTACAGTTATATGGGACCTGTTATTTGAACCGTTGACAGAACAATTGAAAGATTTAATAACACAAAACGTAAACACTATTATAAATTACGATCCTCGAATTACCACCAACGAAGTAACAGTAACGCAGTATGAAACAGGAATTCAAATTGAATGTGTGTTAACTTATCTGCCCTACAACATACAACAAAGTATGCAATTTAGATTTGACCAAGCTAACGGCTTGTTATTAGGATAAAGTACACACATAATTTTATTCGATAAATATCGTATATAGGATAAATCATGACGGTTACAGCTAGACAAAACAAACTTTTAATATCAGAAGACTGGAAAAAAATATATCAGAGCTTCCGTAATGCAGACTTTCAAAGTTACGATTTTGAAAATTTACGTCGTACGATGATTGATTATATTCGTCAAAATTATCCAGAAGATTATAACGATTACATTGAATCCAGCGAATACCTTGCCCTAATTGACCTTATTGCGTTCTTGGGCCAAAGCATAGCTTTCCGCGTTGACTTAAATGCTCGTGATAATTTCCTAGAGCTAGCAGAACGCCGGGAGAGTGTGTTACGTTTAGCACGTATGCTTTCATACAATGCAAAACGAAACATAGCGTCTAGCGGACTACTAAAATTTACAACAGTAAGTACAACTGAAACGGTACTAGATAGTAACGGTAGAAATTTAGCAGGTCAGATTGTAACTTGGAATGATCCAAGTAATGCCAACTGGTACGATCAATTTATAAAAATAGTAAATTCAGCCTTACCAAAAACACAACAGTTTGGAACTCCAACAGACAGTGATACTATATACGGAATTCCTACGGAGCAATATACTTTTCAAAGTAACACTACAGGTGTTCCGGTATTTGGTTTTACAAAAGTTGTTGCAGGTCGATCTATGGATTTTGAAGTTGTCAGTACAACTTTTAAAGGTAACACATTTGTTTATGAAGAAGCTCCTAAGCAAGGTACTCCTGTAAGTTGCATTTTTAGAGATGATGGCCGCGGCCAAGGGTCTGCAGGATCTGGATTTTTCATGCGTTTTGTTCAAGGAACATTGAATACAGGCACGTTCTCAATTACACAACCAAGCAACAATCAGTCTATAGATATTGACAGTCAAAATATTAATAATAGTGATGTATGGTTGTACAAATTAGACACAGCCGGCGATGAAGTAGAATCTTGGACCAGCGTTTCAAATTTTGAAGCAAACAACATCATTTACAACAGTCTTAATAAAAGTATTAGAAGCATATACAGCGTGATTACTAGAACCAATGATGCAATTAGTTTACAATTTAGTGATGGAACATTTGGAGACCTTCCAGTGGGATCCTTCCGCACTTACTATAGAGTAAGTAACGGGTTAACATACACAATTAACTCACAAGACATTCGTAATGTTAGTATTTCTTTTCCTTACATTTCAAACGTAGGTCAGCAAGAAAATTTAACTATTACTATGAGTCTTGCAACAGGTGTATCTAACGCAACTGGACCTGAATCGTCAGACGATATTAAAGCAAATGCTCCAGCGACATACTATACACAAAACCGTATGATTACTGCCGAGGACTATAACATTAGTCCGCTTTCGGCCAGCACACAAGTTGCAAAAATTAAAGCATTAAACAGAACTAGCAGCGGAATTAGTCGTTATTTTGATTTGTCAGATCCAACAGGCAAGTACAGTTCTACAACGTTGTTTGCAGACGATGGCGTTCTTTACAAAGAAGAATTTAAAAATTCTTTTAGATTCTCATATCAAAATAAAACAGATATTGAAGGTATTATTGTAAATGATATTTTTGACATTATAAAAAATATTGATTTAAGAAATTTTTATTATGAAAAATTCCTTAATTTTGTTTCGGGATTAGATGCAGTTTGGCAAAATATTACAACAGATACTGGATTTTCATCTGGGTACCTAATTTCTAAAACAGGTTCAACAATATACAAAGTTGGCGGCTACACATCTACTGATTTAAAATATTTTAAAGCTGGTGCCCTAGTGCGCTTTACAGCACCAACTGGTTGGTATTTTGATACAAACAGCAATAACGATTTAGTTTACGGTAGCTCTACATCCGAAGGAGCTGCATTATCAATATGGGCTGAAGTTGTTAGTGTTGTTGATGATGGTACTGCTGCAGGCACAGGTACATTGGACACTGGATTTGGTCCAATAACACTGAACATTAACGTTCCTTCAGGAAATACAGGTTCTGGAGTTTTTCCATCTATTACACAGATTATTCCTAGATGGAGAACTGTAATTGACAGTAGTGTTATTACTACTATGATAGATTTAATATTTGCAAACAAACCTTTTGGATTGCGATATGATGCTGTAACTCAGATATGGACTATTGTTTTTGAATTAAATCTAGATAACAAAAATAAGTTTAGTTTAGGAAAACAAGGCGATCAAACAAACTTGCGTCAAGATGCAAGTTGGTTGCTATTGTTTACAACAGACAATGAATACTATACAGTAACTTCTCGCTGCCAACGATACATTTTTGAAAGCGATACACAAACACGTTTTTACTTTGAATCTAGCAATAAAATTTACGATAGCAAATCAAATGCTGTAATTAAAGATTTAATTAACGTGTTGAGTATTAACACACGACCAAGTTCAACCTTGGCGTTTACTTATGACCAATCGTGGGATATTGTTGCTGAATTTACGGGAATCGATGGATATGTTGATACTAAAAAATTAATTGTGTCGTTTTCAGATTCTGACAATAACGGAGTTGTTGACAACCCAGAGTTATTTCTAAATATAATTGATCCACCGCTAATAACTGAAACTTCTTCTAGTATATTGCAAAAGAAATACATTGTACAAGAAAAATATTCTATTAGCCAAGGCCAAGAAGACTATCAATATTTTGATAACA